ACACAACTGGCTTTGTTTGAAGACCAGCTTGCCGCATTGGCCATTGAATCGGTGAAGGCCGAGCAAAGCAGCCTCGCCACTGCATTTCTTTCCACCAAGGGGGGTAACCTCACATACCGCGGTGATGTAATCACTGGCAACAAGCTGGCCTGCGTCGTATTGGCCGCTCCCATTGAGCGTTTGTACTACAGCAGCCGCTATGACCCTACCAAGGTCACAGGGCCTGATTGCTTTGCCATCAGCTCAACTGCAACAGGCATGGCCCCATCATCTGCTTCACCTGCAGTTCAGCACGCAACCTGCGAAGGCTGTCCTAAGAATGAGTGGGGCTCCGCCGCTAATGGCGGTAAAGGCAAAGCTTGCCGTGAAACACGTCGCCTGCTGCTAATCCCTGCTGATAGCATTGGCAGTGTTGATGCCGTCAAGGCTGCTGAAGTTGCAGCACTGCGTCCGCCCGTTACCAGCTTAAAGAACTACGCAACATACGCGCAGACTTTGGCTGCAACACTGAAGCGTCCACCGCTGGGTGTGATTAGTGAAGTTGCTGTTGCACCTGATGCCAAGACACAGTTCAAGGTAGTCTTCAACATGGTCAAGGCCATTGAGGATAACGCTGTCATTGGCGCATTGATTGAGCGTGCCAAGACCGAAGTGCAAAAAGCTATTGACTCAGCCGGTGCTGTTAACGAAGAAGTTGATGCCGCCGTAGCTGTGGATGGCAATCCAAAGTACTAAAGCGCTGGGGGAAAGCCTACGGCAAGTACCCCGCCTTCATTATGAAACCTGTTTATCTTGATTTTGAAACAATGGCTATTGGCCCACGGCCGGAGTATCCTCCGGTGCCAGTTGGCTTGGCCGTCTACGACCCTGAAGGTGAATACCCAGATGGCTACCACGCCTTTGGCCACCTCACAGGCAATAACACAACGCAGTCAGCTGTTAAAGCTATGATGGAGTTGATCTATGCTAGCGGTCGCGATATCTGCTTTCATAACGCTATGTTTGACCTTGATGTTGCTGAGACTCATTTGGATATACCCATCCCTCAGGACACCACAGTCATACATGATACTCTTATACTTGCTTTTCTCCACGATCCTCACGTTCAATCTCTTTCCTTAAAAGACTTGGTTGTCACTTGGAGCTTGGACACACCTAATGAAAGGGATGAGCTGAAGGAGTGGATCCTTGCTAATGTCGATGAGGCACGTCGTAAAAAGTCTACGTGGGGTGCATACATTTCCCGCGGCCCCGTGGAATTGGTTGGCAAATACGCCGCAGCTGATGTACGGCTTACAAGCAAGCTTTATGAGTATCTCAGCGAGCAGGTTTTACCCGCACAGCAGGAGGCTTACCACCGTGAGGTGGCTTTGATTCCAATGTTACTTGAAAACTCCCGGTTAGGTGTAAGGGTTGATCGAGTCGGTTTGCAAAAAGCAAAAGAGCAAGCAGTAATAGATATTGAAAAGTGTAATGTTTGGGTTCGTGCATTGTTAGGTTCTCCTGATTTGAATCTTGACAGCGATAAAGAGCTGGTCAATAGTATTTATCCCACAGAATACTGGATCAAAGATAATGGGTGGCCTACCACGGATAAGGGCCAACCTAGGGCAGACAAGGAAACCTTTGAAGAACTAATCACCCATACGGAGTTAAAAGATGTCCTCAGATATAGAGCCAACCTATCAACATGTTTGTCAACTTTCATTGAGCCCTGGTTACAAGCTTCTGCATCTACAGGTCGAATCTACACCAACTGGAACAGTGTACGAGGTGAACGTGGGGGCACACGAACCGGCAGATTATCCTCAACCCCAAACTTTCAAAATGCGCCTGTCCGTTACCCGAAAGTTGGGATCCCACCCGACTTGGATGTGGCAACCCTCCCACTCATCCGAAGCTTCATCCTAGCCGATGAAGGGCATAAGCTAATTGCATGTGACTTCAACGCTCAAGAGCTGCGTATCTTTGCGCACTTTGAAGGCGGTGATTTGATGAAGCAATACCAAGCCGATGCTCGTGCTGATCTGCATACCTACGCTGCCAAGATGATGACTGAGGCCAGCGGCCGTGAGGTGTCAAGGACTTACTCCAAAGGCGTATCATTTGCTATTCTTTATGGCGCTGGGCCTAAGAAAATCAGTGAAATGCTTGAGGTGGATTATGAAATGGCAAAGACATTGATGGATGCGTATACCACCGCCGTGGCTCCGGGCCTCAAGATAATGCAATCAACAATGCGGACAAGGTATAAATTGAACCAACCATTGAAAACCATTGGCGGGCGTCTGATCAAGATGGAACCGCCCAAGATTATCAATGGCCGTCTGCGTGAGTTCGACTACAAAGGGGTTAACCTTTTAATTCAAGGCTCCGCGGCTGATCAGGCCAAGGCCGCCATGCTGCTATACCAAAGCAAACGTCAGGGTAGTAGGCTTCTGCTTAGTGTGCATGATGAGCTGGTTATCTCAGCTCCTGAAGAGCATGTGGTACGTGAGGCTGAATGCCTGACATGGTCTATGTGCAATGCAATAACAATGGATGTGCCTATGGTTAGTGATTACAAAATCGGCAATACGTATCAGGAGGTCAAATGATGACACGCATAGAAAAGTTTGAAAGAGTTGTGTTCCTTGTAGGCATTATTGTTGTGTTGATGGATCTTTACGTGTGGAGGCCGTTATGACTGCAGAAGATGAAGCATTTGATGAGCTTGAAAAAGCATTGGGCTGGCGCAAACGGCAAGTAGTTATGAAACAGCTTGACCCCATCTCAAATAAGATCAGAAACGACGCGCTTGAAGAAGTGGCAAAAGAAGTTGGCAACTTCAAAGCATTTGAAAAAGATACTATGGCAAGCTTTGCCGCATATATAAGGAGTATGAAAGGTGCCCAGACCTAAACCGCCTGAGCCTTTGCTAGGCAGACAAGTACGGATGTCAGATAGACAATGGATTATTTTTAATCATCTTGGCGGTGCTGAGTGGTTAAGACAGTTGCTAGATAAAAAAGACCCGTTCCCTAAACAATACTATGAAAAACAACAAAATGCACATAATGGAACTAATGACCTACGATCATGAAAAGAATTGCTTTGTTGCAAAAGACAATAAGCCTACTGTTGCGCTTGACCCTTGGGATGAGTTGGCACAAGTAAAAAGGCCTAGCATCTTTTTGCAAGATGTTAGATTTCGTAGCCGTAATGGCATGCAACAAGTAAAGTTAGTTGCCGCAAACCCAAAGCCCTTCTTCCCTTACACTGATACTCTGAAAGACAAGTGATGGCATACTCAAACTCATCAATCAAAACTTACGAAGATTGCCCTTACAAGTACAAGCTGACTCGCATTGAGCATCGACATGAGCCAGCCGGTGATGCCGCAACACGTGGCAAAATGATTCACGCAGAGTTTGAGGATGCTTTGATCAATCTCAATCTGATTCCAGATGAACATAAATACTGGTTCCCTTATCTTGAAGAGCTTGTTGCAAAGAAAACACGCAGTGAGGTAGAGTTTGCTGTGACCAAAGATTGGCAACCATGTGACTTCAAGGCCCCCGAGGCTTGGGTAAGGGGTATCTATGATGCTGTGTACTTTGATGGCCCCAGAGCCCACGTCCTCGACTGGAAGACCGGCAAAGAGCGTGAGTACGGCGAGCAATTAAAGTTGTATGCAACAATCATCTTGGCTAGCCACCCAGAGGTGGAGACCGTAACCACCGAGATTTGCTACATTGACTTAAACAAGCAATCACCCTACCCAGAGTACACACGCAAAGACTTTCCAACATTGCAAGCTTGGCTATCAGCACGTGTAGGCAAACTTGAGAATGATGACATCTTTGCGCCTAAGCCATCTTATGGCTGCCGGTGGTGCCACTTCCGCAAATCCAATGGCGGGCCCTGCCAGTGGTAACCGCGGTATTGCTTGAGCGGCATTTGGAGACTTACTTTTCTGCCGCTTGCAAGAAACGTGGCTTGCTTACGTTGAAGTTGAACGTACGCTATGCCCGCGGTTGGCCCGATCGTATTGTGCCGTTGAAAGGCGGCGGAGTTTTGTGGGTAGAACTAAAGCGGCCGGGAGGTAAAACCTCAGCGCTGCAGGATAAGGTGCATAAAGACTTGGAAAAGTTTGGGCACCACGTCCACATCATTGACTCTAAGGAAGGTATTGACAATGTTTTGGGAACCGCATGAGTACCAGAAAGAAGCTGTAAAGTTTCTGGTGGAAAAAGGCTCGGCAGCTTTATGGCTGGACCCTGGGCTTGGTAAAACAGCTGTCGTGCTATCGGCTTTTAGAATCCTGAAGCTTAAAGGTTTGGCCAAGAAAATGCTGGTCATTGCGCCACTTAGGCCTGTGCATGGCGTGTGGCCGCCTGAAGCTAAAAAGTGGGAGCAGTTTGCAGATTACTCAGTTGGCGTGCTGCATGGCGGTACCAAAGCTAAAGTCTTAAAGCAGCAGCATGACATATACGTTATCAACTTTGAAGGCCTTGGCTGGCTGTCTTCGCAACTTAATGGCAAAGATTGGCCCTTCCAAATCCTGACGGTGGATGAGATATCTTATATGAAAAACACCCAGACTCAACGGTTTAAGACAATAAAGCCTTTGCTGGACAAGTTTGACCGCCGCTGGGGCTTAACTGGCTCTCCTGCGCCAAACAGTTTGCTTGACATCTTCGGGCCTCAGCTTATCCTTGACCAAGGGGCTACCTTTGGCCCTTACATCTCACGATTCCGTACTGAATACTTCTTTCCTTCCGGTTACGGCGGGTATGAATGGAAGCTTCAATCTGATGGCGAGGCTAGGATTCATGCGGCTTTGGCTGGCAAAGTGCTTCGTATGGCAGCGCTGGACCATCTAGATCTGCCCGAGTTAACTTACAACGACATTATGGTAGATCTACCACCTAATGCCAGAAAACTGTACGACGCCTTTGAAAACAACCTAACCGTAGAATTGAATAGCGGGAATGTAACTGCGGTTAACGCCGCCGTGGCCGTCATGAAAGGCCAGCAAATTGCCAATGGTGGCTCATACTTGGACGATGACGGGAGTGGTAATGCTAGAATCTCAACGCATCTTCATGACGCGAAGACTGAAGCGGTTCTCGATCTGGTCGAGGAGCTATCAGGGCAACCTTGCATCATCGGTTATCATTTTGCGCATGACCTCGAGAGGCTTAAAGCCGCCTTTCCTAATGCGCCTATCATTGGCAGTGGGGTTGTTGGTCATAAACTTGATTCTATTATTGATGATTGGAACGCCGGTAAGACATCAGTTCTTCTGGCTCACCCAATGTCGGCGGGTCATGGCCTTAACTTACAAGGTACTGGTCATGCTGTCATCTGGTACTCGCTGACTTGGAGCCTTGAGATCTACGAGCAGTTCATTCGCAGACTCTGGAGGCAAGGTCAAAAGAATCATATTGTGGTTCACCACATCATGGCTAAAGATACCATTGATGAAGCCATTATGATGGCCATCAGGCGAAAAGATAAAACGCAGCAAACTTTGTTAACCGCAGTGCGTGATTACGTTAATCGTGATACAATCAATCCCGTTGACCATTGAAAGGAATTTATATGCAACTTACGCCTATTGTCGAAAGACCTAACCCCATCCAACAGGAAGATACTGACATGTCAGAAGCAAAGCTACGCGCCCGTGCAAACAAAAAAGCAATCATTACTCTTGTGACTGCGCCTAACCCAAAGCGTAATAACACCTTGGCACGTGAACGCTATGAGTTGTACCGCGTTGGCATGACAGTGGCTGAATACATTGCAGCTGGCGGCCGTTCAGGTGATGTGAATCACGACGTAGCTGAGGGCTACATTGCCATAACACTGCCATGAATATCTTAATTTCAGGCGTTACAGAGACGCATACCAACCATCCACAGCGTGCCAGCTCAACCAAGTTTGTTTCCATCCCTGAATTGATGGCATCAGCTTTTGGTCGCATGGGGCATCACGTTGATCATCGTGCCGTTACATCGGGTGAAGACCTCTCCCGTTACGACAAAGTGTTTGTGTACCTATACCCCTTGGATCATAATGCTTTGGATCCTGAGGGTGCCTTGTGGGCCTTAGAAAGCCGCTTTGATGCTTATGTTTGCCTTGATGATTGGGCTTTCCAAAAGATCCTACCATCATGGGAAAGTAAGATTGCACCCGAATCATTGTGTGAGCATACATGGATTGCACCGCTATTTCCATGGGGCAGCACCAAGGCCATGGGCTTGCCAGTAGAAGACATTATTGCATGGGATCCAAGCCCGCTGTATGAAATGCCTGCTGTGCATCAAATGTCTTGGGATCGTCGCAAAACCGAGTGGTACAACGCATCGCTGTCAAAAGAGGCGCATGATTGGGCTACGGCACAGCACCTTGCATGGCCAATTCACAGTGTAGGTGGCAAGGCACTAGGTCAGCCTAGAATCCTTGAGTCCGATGTTGTTTGGCAGTATGGTAGCTATAAAGGCGTGCTGTGCCCAACGTATCGTCATGCAGGCTGCGGCTGGTGGCGCATTCGTTATTTACACGCAGCGCATGCCGGTTGCGTTCTTGGCGGCGACCCCAAGGAGCTTGGTGTTATTGACCCATCATACGATTACACACTCCATGAATTAGAAAGCATGGATGATTACCAACTTCAACTGACTGCAGCGCAGCAGGCTACTTACTTGCGCACCGCGTCGCTTGAAGACACACTATCAAAACTTGAGGGTATCTTAAATGATCGTAATTCTAGAAGGGGCTGATGGCGGGGGAAAGACTACCCTGTCAGAGACCTTGCGACAACGATTGCAGAAGGACAAGATGACCCATGTCGTAAAGCATGGTCCTTATCGTGGTATGAATACCGAGGACCTTTGCCGTACGTATTTTCGCGGCATGACAGCGGCGTTGACCTACGATGACCACGTCATTATGGATAGGTCATGGCTGTCTGAGCCAATTTATGGCAGTGTGTATCGCAAAGGCGATAACAGAATTGATATGCCGCGCCGTAGAATGTTAGAGCGTGCAGCCTTGGCACGAGGTGTTGTGGTTATTCATTGCCAACCGGATTTTGAAGTGTGTATGCAAACATTCAAAGATCGCATTGAGGATGAGTACTTGGATAACATCAAACAGTTGGAGCAAGTGTATGAAGGCTATACCTCACTGCCTATGGATACATCACTGCCAGTCATCACCTACGACTATACCAAAGATGATATAGAAGAGTTGTTCATTAAGCTTGCAACCAAGACAATGACTAACAAATCATCCGGTGGCGGCGCCTTTGTTGAAGGCAATACACTAATGCTTTGCGACAAGGGGCCTCGTACTAATGTTAAGTCCACCGCCGCTGTGGTGCCTTTCATTAACTTCTTAGATAATGATGGCCCTAGCAGAATGCTGGCTGAAACCTTGGAGCGTGAGAATGTACCTGAAACTGGTCTGTACTGGGTTAACACGCAAACTTACCAAGGCACACCTATGGATTCATCCTTCATCAAACAACTGAAGCCAAAACGTATCTACGCCCTTGGCAATAATGCCTACACGTGGGCACTAAACAATGAGGTTCCTGTAATTAAATTACCACCTCCTTTGTACCACATGCAACACTATCCCGACCAACCTTATTTAATTACGGAAGCTGATTATGGAAATGCTGATTCGCAATGAGCCTGAGCTCATCAATCTTTACAACGTGCTGCAGCAGCATGGCACTTGGACAAGTCCACGCGGTGAAAGGTGCCTTGAGATTGAGAACTTTACTTACACGGTCAATCCGTTCGTAAGGTTCAACTCCTTCAAAGGTCGTAACTTCAATGTGAAGTACCTTAAGCGCGAAATGTCTTGGTACATCAAGGCTGACCCATATGATCTTAGCATTGCAGAGCATGCAGCTCAGTGGGGCAAGATCGTAGCCAACGGTAAGTTGAATAGTAACTATGGCAGCTATTGGTTTGGCAAGCATGGCGCTCTGCATATTGCAAAGCTGCTTACGCAGGACCCAATGTCACGCCGTGCTGTGATTCCAATGTATGGCACTGACATAGACCATATGGATATAGAGGCAAAAGATGTTCCATGCACGCTGGCCATTGAGTTCCGGATCAGGAATGGCCGTTTGAACGCCAGAGCCATCATGCGAAGCCAAGATATTCTTTGGGGCATGGCAAATGACTTGCCAACTTTTAGCTTCCTACAGGAAATTGTGGCTAACTTGGTTGGCGCTGAGATGGGAACATTGACAGTATCCGCTGGATCATTCCATGTCTATGAGTCTCGATTGACCATGTTCAATGACATCATCAATACCAATATCCATGAAGAGCTTATTGACAAGCCTCCACGGATCAATAGGTATGAGGCCAGCCTTTTGGCAGGCAAATCCATCAACCCTACTTTTGAGTTTGCAAAATGGCTATCGAACGTGTAAATTTAACATTCGTGGTTCAAAAAGAACTTAGAAACTTCGTCTTTGAACTGATTCGTGACGGCTACCATATGGAGGATATACTAACCGCATTGGCCGGTTTAAAAGTGGAAATGGCTTCGGCCATGGTTTGGCAAGATGTAATAAGTACAAAAGACGTGATATAATTCACGTTATGGGATACCCCATACTTTGTAAATTGACTATTGAAAGGAATTGAAATGTTAAATAAAATTCGTTGGACCAAGGTAGAACGCAGCATCGTCATTGACTCCGCTGTAGAATTCTACAATCAAGGTACTTACACACCGCTTGCAGCGCTTAGACAAGCTCAGCAAATTGTGCTATTGCCTAATCGCCGCCGTAGTATGCAAAGCCACTCTGCAGTGCCTGACTTGATCAAGTTGCTCAAGCAAAAGGCTGCGCAGGAGGTGCCAAAGCAAAAGGTGGTGGAAACTACCACACCTCTGGAAATAATGCCTCCAGCGCCACTGGTAGTGCCTAAAACCGATGCACCAGTTGATCTCGTTGAGCAGTTGGTGAATACTATTACACAACGATTCATTTTGGGGCTTCGTGAAAGCCTGCAAATTGCTGTTAAAGAGCTTGAGCATGAGTTTAAGCTTCCAAGGCATAATCCTGAGTATGGCGCAATTGGCAAGTCACTGCCAAAGGTAGTCATCATTGGTTTGCTGGGTGATCAGGTCCACGCTATCACCAAAGAATTCTCTGATCGGTACGAGGTAAAATGCATTGATACCGATAGAGCCATGGGTATGGCACCGCCACAAGCTGCTGCATACCTTTTGATGAAGAACTTCATCAACCACCCGCTGTACCACAAGTACCAAGCTTTCCCGAATCATGTTTTAATCGACGGCGGCATGTCAACCCTCCGCATGTGGCTCAACACTAAAGGACAAGACCTATGACTGATTTTGTTTATACCCCATCATCTACATCCATCACCGAAAGATGGCGTCGTGTTTATAACTGGGTCCCCCCATCTGAGGATCCAGCTTACACCAAAAAGTGGTCAGACTTTAGGGCCATGTCTGCACGCGGGGTGGAGTCTTTGGACCAGCCGGTTGAAGTGCCGCAGTTCATCTCAATCAAGAAGTGGAAGCAGCAATGAAGCAAGCTCCTGACATGGTCAAAATAAGCTTCGATGATTGGGTGGATCTACTCACGCATACTAACCACTTGGAATTGCTAAGCAACCCATACGATGTATGGATCGAGGCTTTTCATGTGGGTAGTATCCTAGAGCGTAGGAACTGTGCGCATCAAATACGTACAAGTCTAGGGTTGATTTCTGCAGAAGACTTTGATGATGACACCACCATGTCAGTCACCGACATTAAGCAAATGCAAATAGGCTTAATTAAGAAAGTCTTGGAGATCTTGGAGCCTACCGCGCAGACCCAGGAGTTACCGAAGGTGGGGGTGAAGCCATTGGGTTAACAGTAGGCGCTGCAGGCTCATTGTACTTATCCAAAGCATACTGAGCTCCTGTGGCGCCTAAACCTACAGCAAGTCCGGGGATTTGAAGCCCTGGGACCATAGACATTAAGCCGCCAGCGCCGGCCAAAGCTGATAGCACAGCTCCGGATGTATCGCCATTCATGTAACGTTGATAAGCTTCATAGAAGCTCATACCAGCTCCAGCACCGCCTAAGGCCCCACCAACAAATGGGCCCTTGGCAACACTTGCCACTTTAGACATTGGCCCTGGAGTTGCGGCGGCTAAACGCTTAGCAGCTTCAGCTTCAGCAATAGGTATTGCAGCGGCTCTTGCTTTTGCAGCAGCCTCGGCTTCTTTGCCTTCTCTAATAAGCTTATCCACTAAAGATTCTCTGATTTTACCGGGCTCACCAGTAAAAAGATCAGGCCCATAATGTTTAGACAAAAGTTTAGTAGTCTCGCCTTGGCCTTTGCCGCGCTGGTATTGCCCTGCAGCTTTAGGGACACCACCTGAAATTTCTTTGTTTCCACCGGCCCAGTTTTTGTACCACTTGGTGCCAGAGGTTGGTGTTTTAGGCGTTACAGGTGCTTCGGGTTGAATACCCAATTTTAGCAACTCTTCATCTTGAAATGCTTTTAGCATGTCTTTAACGCGCTGCTCTTCTTGAAGTGCTTTAAGGCCTTCAGCTGTTCGCATTTCCTGCGTTGGAAATAAGTTTGTCATGCCTTTTTGCACAAGCGGGCCAGATGCAGCGCCTACACCAGTGGCAACAGCTTTTTCTTCACCAGGTGATAAGCCTAGTTCAGGCGCTAAGGTCTTGCCTTTTTTATTGGTAGTAGGCGCAGTCTTCGCAGGCCCAATTGGCATGGCAAAGATGTCATCGAGCGCCTCCAAACCCTCACCCTGTGATGTACCCTGTTGGTCACCAAAAATAAGTGCATCTAGCTTATCATCTTTTGCCATATGTTAGCTCTTTAAGGGTTAAATTGGCGGAACAACTGCATCCGGTAGTCGGCGTAGTCTTTATTGATCTTCTCGTATACGCTGCCGGGGCTGAAGAACTGTCGTGGTGAAGCGGCGGGGCCAACTTTGCTGGTATAACCATCATAGGCGCCGTATAAAGCTTCACGTTGCTTATTCAACAGTAACTGCTGGCGTGCCCATAACTGAACAGCACGTGATGAGTCATCAATACTTGCCATTGGCGCCTGCAAGAGTCTTGCATCGTTGTCCGTGGGGTTAACACCCAATAAGCCTTTGTTGGCTTTTACGTTGGATAAGAATTCAGTTCCTAAGATGCGACTAACATCACGCACAGCTTGCTGATCTTCAGGTGAAAGCTTAACACGCTGTAAGAATTCTTTGACTGGCAAACCAACTCTTACATTGTATTGGCCGGCTTGAGCTTGAATACCTTCTTGCGCTGCAGTCATCAAGCCAGAAAGCAAACCTTCATTTTGCATCATCGCAAAGATTTGTGGCTTACGTGTTGCAATCTCGTTCAACTGCTTCAAATTAGTATTGGATGATTCCAATAATTGCGGAGTGTAGTTAAGGATCTCATCACGCTTGGCGTTAAATGACTTATCAGCTTCTTGCACACGTTGCTTTTGAATCTCAGCTTGTGATTGCAAAGGCATACCGCCCAAATCATTAGCCCTAGGCACTTGCCCGGGTGCAGGCATTGCAGGTTGAGCCGTAACTGCTGGTGCTGCTTGTTGCTGAGCAACCAATGGCATAACAACAGGCGGTGGAACTGGAGCTCCGGGAATAGTAGGCGCTGCTCCGGGCAGTGCTGCTGGAGCTCCGGGCAATACTGCCGTTGGGGCTGGTGCAGGTGCCGCTGCAGGCTTAGGTATATCACCAAGGCGTTGGCTACCGGGCATAAGTGCAACCACATCTTGCCCATACTTAGCAATAAGCTCTGCCTCACCCATACCGAGCTTGCGATCTTCAACTGCGTTGCTAACTTTACGCTGTGCTTGCTCTGCATTAAACTTCTCACGGTCAAGTCCAAGCTTGCCCATCTCATTCTGCATGGTGAATGTACCCTTAACAATCTCACCAACTTTAGGCGATAATTGCGCAACCATTGGGTAGATTTGTGCAAGCTTTGCTGCAACATCAGGAGTTACATTGCCGCTTGATAACACGCCTTCAACTTGAGCTGGTGCAACGCCTAATGTTGCTGAAAGCAATTGTAGAGCTTTACCTTGATTCTCTACTTCATACTTTTGGCCTGCCAACTGTGCTCGCATTTGCGCAATAGGTAGCTGAGCCTCGTTTTGTCTTTCTTGCTGCGCGCCAACAACATTAGCTGCTCTGCCTACTGCTTCACCAAAGTTGCCTGTGCGGCCGGGATCTAATAAAGCTGCACCAACTTGAAATAAGTTAGGGCCTTGTTGTGTTCTTGCTTCTAATGCTGCAAGAGTCTTTTGAATAGCATCAAAGTATTCAGTCTTAGCTTGATCATCTCCACCAATCATATATGGTGTTGATGAAGGTAATGCGCCTGTTGTTGCCATGTTTAATCCCACCAGTTAGAGCCAAGTGCAGGCATATTAGGATCAATAGTGCCAAAATTACTATTAGGCGCGGTAGTGCCATTAAAAAGACCGCTAATTGCTTTACCTGCAGCGTCGCCAAACTTGGTTTGACTTACACCACCAATGATTGAGCTTAAGCCTGCAATCTGTTGCAATGGAGACGCGGCGTAGGCACCAGGGATTGGGCCGGTGTAGGTGTTATTAACAGTTGTTGGCACGTTATAGCCACGAAGTGCTTGTGCGCCTAAGTTTCCAGCTGTTAATGGAAACAGTTGCTCATTTTGCGCAATGGTTTGCTGCTGCCCACCTAGGGTAGCCAACGCGTTAACGTCTGCTAAGCCCGCTGTTTGTGTTTGTTGGCCCAATGTGCCAAGTTGCTGCGCCGCGTTCAGTTGCGTATTTTGCTCAGCCTGCGCAGCACGCAATGCTTCAGTATACCCTTGCTGTAAAGCTTGTGATTGCGCAGCTTGTGTATTTGCCAACCCAGTGTTAATGGCTTGACCAAGAACCTCGGCGCCACGCTTTGATCCAAATTGGCCAGTGCCAACTGCAGAAGCTGTTGCTTGTGGCGCCAAGAATTGCTGAATATTACGCTGCCCTAGTTGCCCCAACGCATCCACAACCTGCGTTGTGTAGGGGTTCATAAAATCACCAATACGCTTGGTAACATCACCCTGACCTACGCCGGTAGCTATATTACTTGCCGCTGTTAGATTAGGCTGATAGTTACCTACGTTTTCTTGAACTTGATTAAAGGCCTGCGTTTGTAAAGGCTGCGTGCCTGCGTATTGCGCACCAGATATGCCTGCTGTAGTACCTTTTGCTAAGTCACTTAAATAGTCGGTGTACCAAGACGGCGCAGATGTTACTTGATTCTGCGTCGTGGTGATATTCGGTAGGGGATCACCTTGCATTAAACTCATTTCATGCCTTTCAAATATGACAGGGGTGACTTAGCCTTAGGGGGTATTTTACCAACAGGGGCTGATCTTTTGTGTTCTCTTATGCTTTCACGCATTTTATCCAAAACTTGGGCGCCAGCCTTATTTGAGCCATTGCCTAATGCTGCAACCGTATCCGCGTCAAACACGTATTCCCCATCTGCCAACATGGCCGGTATACTATCAGACTGGCCATCACCTGCACCCTGCACGTAATTGCCTGTCTTTCCAGTGATGAACTCGGGAATATGCTCTACTTGACCGCCTTTGGCAAATCCCGTTAGTGGGCTGCCGCTAAGGTATTTTAAGCCTGAAGCAGTTAGATTGCCTGCATTTACACCTGGGATCATTGTGCTATTATCATTGCCGCTTACAGGATTCCCGGGAGATGGCGTGCCTGCAAGCTTGGAGCCTACAAAGCTGGTGCCTTCTTCTGTTGTATCAGCTTCTGCCATGGCTGGCTTTGTGCGGCCTGTCAAAACTTGTAAGAGCTTAGGATCCACATTAGCAAGTTGTGGGTAAAGTTGCGTAAGTTGTGTCATTCCAGAAGCGTCCTTAATCGATGCACCAGCCAGCATTGTTGGAGTCAAAGTTCCGGGCAATGCGCCTGTACTTGTAGGCATTGTAACTGAGCCTAAGGCGCCTGTTTGCTGTTGCTGCTGTGTAGGTGTTGAACTAGCAGGAGTTTTAGTTGTTGTTTTAGTTGGGTCAACTGGTGGCGTTACTACATCAGTAGGTGGTACCTTTGGAGGCACTACGGGAGGTACTACAGGCGGCACAACTGGAGGAATAGGAGGTACTACAGGCGGAATAACTGGAGGTACTACGGGCGGCACTACAGGGGTTACCGGCAATGATCCTGTTGGCGTAACAGTTGGCAAGTCCGTATTGACTTGATTAACCAGATTCGGGTTAACGTTAGGATTTGTAGTAACGTTAGGGTTTGTAGTAACGTTAGGGTTTGTAGTAACGTTAGGGTTTGTTGTAACATTAGGATTCGTTGTAACATTAGGATTCGTTGTAACGTTAGGATTTGTATTAACGTTAGGATTTGTAGTTACAGTTGGGCTTGTTGTAACACTGGCCAATGGGTTAGTTAGTACTGCACCATTTGTATTTGTTGTAGGCGCTGCATTGGTTGTTACACCTGCATTGCTATTGGCATTTCCTGCAACAGTTAAAGCACCTGCTGTTGTAGTGGCTGGGGCAGCTGTGATTGCAGTAAAGACCCCAGCATTAGGATTAAACTTAACTTGACTGCCTACGTTTGTTCCGGGTGCAACATTCACAACAGAAGATACGCCGTTGGCATCTGCCACAATAGCCGTTGTGCCGTCTGAGCCTAGATACAACAGCGTTGCGGGGCCAGTATCTACAGCAGTATCCGCGCCAACATTAGAGCCTACAGTAGACAAGGCGCCGGTATCAGCACCTGTAACATTGGTAGTTGCACCTGTATCGCCTGCAACATTGGTAGTGCCAGTTGTATCAGCACCAACTGTGGATAAAGCACCTGTTGTGCCTGTTGCGTCACCAGTAGCCAGCGCACCAGTTGTAGTTGCCGGTGCAAGTGCTGTTTGCGTAACCGGTGCCGTAGAACCTGTTGTGGCTAAGCCATTGGCATCAGCATATGTGTTTAATGAGTTCTCAATAGAACCAACAGTGCCTAAAGATGCTGCTGTTGTCTTACCTACGCCCGCACCAAGTACGCCTTGCGTAAACATTGTGTTGGCGTCAACTTTGCCGGTGGTAATGTATTGCGATGCTGCGCTGGTTGCGGCTTCTTCTGTGAACTCTGATACGCCTTCTTTAAGAGAACCTTTGGCAATCTTACTTGCAGCAGTGCCAACTTCTTCGCCAATAAACTTACTAACAGCTTTGCTGTCAAACAAGCCTGAGGTTAACGCTGTAATACCAAAAGCTGCACCACCGGCCTTAAGCGCAAATGAAGCAGCTTGGTCTTCAGACATACCCTTTGCAATGGCTGCCTTGTATACCTCATCATAAGTACCGCCAAGTGATTCACCGGCGTTTAACAGTCTGTCAGTTGCCATACCGGCAAACGCGCCAAATGTTTTACCTGCAAGGCCTGCAGCACCAATAGGCAAAATCTCTTGCAATGCCTCGCGGCCAATTAAGCCTGCAGCGCCAAACGGATTAGCAATAGCTGCTCTATAAAACGCTGCAATCTTATCGCCAACAGTATCAGCTTTGGTAACAGCATCAATAATGGCTTGCTCTTCAGCTTTGCTTGATGCTGTTTGAATAGTCTTACCAAAACTCTCCATAGCGTTAAACGCTTGGTTTAAAGAGTTATTGGTGCTTGTACCAGTCAACACGTTCACAGCAGTGGTAAGAGCTTTGCCTTGCTCGCCTAAAGCCTGCGCTGTATTTGCCAAGCTATTCTGAACAACGTTGCCAAGAACAGTTGAAGCTTTATCAACAAATCCGCCTTCAGGCGCAAGGTTAAGACTGCCGCTGGTAACATTGCCTAAAGCGTCGTAGGTTACATCGCTGCCTAAGCCTGTTGTTTTTGTATTTAACGCAGCAACTCTGGCTGCAGTGGCGTCTAAACCAGCATTACGAGCTGCAGTATCATTTTGTGCTTTAATTACTGCTTGTAGCTCTGGTGTTGTGGTTGCAAGATTCTTTGCATTAAGCGCTGCAATGGCGGCATCAGCCTCCGCCGCTGTGCCTGTCTTATATGTACCTGTTACACCTGTTTTTGGGTTAGTCCATTCAAATGTATCATTGGCGCCCTTTAGCAATCTATTGGCGGCAAACGCATCATTAAAGGATACAGGCTTATTTCTTTCTGCTGCGTTCTTATCAATGGCGCCTTGCAGATCACCAAACTCTGTATCAACATACTTGCTAGCATCTTCTAAGATTTTAGAAGTATCAGTAGTAATAGTACTTAATGCACCAGTTCCACCTGTAGCTGTAGATACAGTATCGTTAATGCTAGAGACTATGTTCTTAGTTGCAAGATTCGATGTTGAGCCTGCTGAATTAAGATCGGTTAGCAATTGCGTTGCAGCTGCTGCAGTATCTGGGTTATTCAGAGCAGTTGTTGCAGCTGACGTAGTAACGTTGTTTATCAATGACGTTGCAACATTAGTATTAGTAATGTTATTTGCGGCGTTTGCAGTGTTTGCCAAACCTGCTGCGGCGTTGATAATTGCTGTTTCATTGCCTGAGTTAAGCGCGTTGACCAAGTTTAAAGCTGCACCAGCTGTTTTAGTGTCAGCACTACCTGTTAATTGCCCTGCAGCTGTTAGTGCGCCTGCAAAGTTACCATTGTTAAGATTAATGCCTACATTCAGCGCGTTGCCAGCATCAGCTAAGGAGATAGTATCCGTCAACATGGTGGTGTTAGCCAACGCGCCAACACTGGGGTTATTCACCAATGATGTTACCAAACCGCTGATATCGCCTTTATCCAATGCGCTGGCTACACGCAAACCTGTTGCAGCATCCGTAAAGCCGCCAGCGCCTGCTAAGCTTGCTAAACCGCCAAGCACATCCCCGTTTTTAATGGCAATTGCTGCATTAATGGCTTGCGCAAATGGTGCAACACCGGGAATGAATGATGCAATTGCCAAAATAGGCGCCAATTGCCCAATGTCACTACTGGACGCGCCGGTAGTATAAAAGATAGGCGAGCCATCTGCGTTAAACTGCACGCGATAGCCCGTGTTGCCTTTACCATCAAACGTACCACCAAACGCATTGCCTGTTTGACGCTCGCCATATGTACTGGCAACAGCCGTGCCTGTAACTTTATTGCCAAACGTCTCACCTGCAGCTACAACAGCTTGTCCATCTTTAACAGTAACTTTTGAAGGGTCAACTGCGTTGTAGTTTTCACCATCAAAAGTACCATAGACTGTATCTAGTTTAGCAGTTGGAGGTACTGCTACTTGAGTATAAGTTTCATTACCTTCACTGTCGTACTGCCCAGTGCCTTTAACAATGACTTTAACTGTAGTGCCATCTTCATTGTATTGGGTCTGAACATTCTGACCATTGTATGTCTGCCCAATAGCCTCAACAGGAGCGTACGTTGTAACTTTACCAAACTGGCTAATATCAGTAGCGCCAGTATCAGCAATGATCTTGGCCATGTCGGCTGCGTTCTTTTCCGCTGAGCCTTTACCTTCGCCTGACCACTTATCAGCTGTGCCTTGCGCAAGAATTTGCTGTGTAATCTTAGCTACAGCATCTTCTTTAGTTGCAGGAGTGCTTGCGGCAGTTGACGTAGTTGCGGCGGCTGGAGTACTTACTGTGGCTAATGCGCCTTGTGTAGCAGCAGGGGCACTTACTGCAACTGAAGCAGGCGCTGCTACAGGCAATGCAGCTTCGTATCTTGCAGTTATATCCGCAGGATTCATGCCTGTTACATCAGCAAGTTGCGTTGAAGACACGCCGTATTGCCTCATTGCACTAGCAATTTCCGCATCACTGGCATCTTGATTGTTTAAGAGCCAGTCATAAACTTGTTGATTCGAAACTGCCATAATTAGCTCGTTGCTGGGTTAACTGCGTTGACAAGCTGCTCAGCCCACTCTTGCCAATCATCAAATTGATACGGTCCGGGAATACCCTCATTGGTAAACACGTCAATGGATTTTAATCCTGCGCCCCACTCTTTCCAATCAGTATTTGCATCGGGAATTGATAGTTGCTGCGCAGAATATAGCTCAACCATAAGGCAAGCCCATGACTCAAAGGTGTGATACCTAGGGTCATAGACCTGAGCAACATTAAGCAGATTAGCCATAAGGTCTTGAATCTCCAACGTCAGCGTCTAACAAAATCTTGCCTACTTGGTAAGTGCCGCCTGCTACGTTTGAAACAAACTTCAATCGCAATTCACGACGTTGCTCACGCATGTCAATCTTACCAGTACTAGGGCTAAACGTATAAGGCCCTGTTGTCTCATCGGTGACTTGCGCAAATGGACGACCTGTAACATACAAATCCATGTCACCGGATTGGATAAAGTCAGGCTCTACACGTTCTAATCTTAACCACCTATTCTCACCCATAAGGCTAGGCTGCGAAGGCCCGCCTGAAACCAGACCTAGATCATTAGTTTCAAAATATGACTCAATGGCAACAGACAGAGCGCCTACAACTTTGTCAGTTCCAATCTCATTTTGGAACAATGACACAAAGCTCATCAACGTGGCAACAGTCAAAACAAACCCTGCGCCACCGGGAATGCTTGCAGATAGCGTATTGCCAACGGCGTAGCCAGTTCCATGGCCATTGATTGCTACAGCGGTCACAATACCACCTGCTACAGTAATATTAGCTGTAGCTCCTGTACCTGCGCCGCCAGTCAACGCTCGGTTGGTGTACGTGCCATTGGTGTATGCAGATCCACCATTTGTAATAGTGGCAGT